ATTTAATATGGATATTATAATTAACGTAATATCTCGTATTTTTGTTTCTGTCGTCGTATCAATCTCGAAGACAGAACAACCTCGTTATCTCTATACGTCTCATCCCGTAGAAAGTTAACATTGCTGGCTATTTGCTCTTCTCGCGTCTTAAACTTAAGTAATAATCGCAGGGAGGAGTGTTTTAGCTTTCATCTAGAAGATCATGTATAAAGAACATCTTTCAAGAGAAGAAATAATAGAAGGAATGCACTTGTTATAAGCTATAATAGCAACAAAAACAACAAAAACAGTGCACTTTTTAGAAAAAGCAATAGCAGATCAAAAGAAAGGTGTCATCCCTTAATTGACTGTAACTCATATAGAGTAATTGTGCGCCTATTTAGAAATAAACGTTTGTCGCTAGGATGAGTATTTGGTCATGAAAGAATTCAAAAACAATGATGCTATCATGTTATCAATCCCCAAATAGAAATCTAAATTCTTAGATGCTTAATCTAAGCCATTCCTTTTACGCACGGCACACACTTCATATATCACTAAAGACAAGATCCCCTGTAAAAGTAGCGAATTTTCTCCAGAAACAATTAACACGCTAAAGAATATTTAAGGAATGTTTGAAGACAAAATAAACGTAGAAGAATACCTGAGAATAAAAAGGCAATAAACAGGCTATGATAAACCAATACCAACAGAAGCAGAAATAAAGTCTATTGTTTTAACGGACTATGAAAATCGTGATATGGGTATCGTGTATGATGACAAATTGATCCTAGACATGGATACACCAACAGGAAAATATCTATTAATAAATTCCCGAGAGAACACTATCGAAATTTCAGCCATGTCATAGAAAATAGCTTAAGCAATTGGATCAACCATAAACGCTGCTCGTTAAGGGTTAACATAATACAGGGAAAAGAAAACATACGGCACATAACTAACGGGACCATTAATAAAAGCAACAACAGTGTTTAATCCCGAAATAACCTCTGATTCTAAGGCTACCCACATTTAAAAAGAATCCCTAAAAACTACGATAAACCTCAACCCTACATTAGAAGAATATAAAGAATTCATGGAAGCAAAAAAGGAGAAAAAAGGATTGAACAAACTAGACGGCAGGTCATTCGCATTGAACCCAGAAGGAACATAGATTATTAACTATTCCTTTGATTTCAAATTTAAACCGTTTTATGAAAAAGAATTTACTAATAGATTTGGAGATACATTCACATATGCAAACGCGTAAGGTAGGTAAACTTACTACGGACATCCAGGATTGAGAACAGTAGTAGACTATTTGACAATGGTAGCACTAACAAAAATTGGACCTGTTTTCTCAGATGCAGGATCGAAATATCACAAAATAGCTAGAATGCTAAAAGGCACTGATAAATAGTGTTATCCCTATAGACCATTATTATCGTAGTACGACCGTCAATACTTTAGAACACACAAAGTTGAATAATACATACCTAATATCGTGAACCATGAATAAATTAATGAACCTTGGAGTTAACGGTTATTAATTGACCCAACACATAATCTTTTGTCTGTAGATTCAATATATTATAAGGGAGTCCGTGAGTGTATTACCAAACATCTCACAAAAAATTAGGATAAAAAGGCTTATGTTATGTTTGCATAGTATGAAAAAGGAAATTTTGGTAGACATCACTATTATGATGATGAAGGGTACTATTATCTTCACAAAAATAACACATTATATAATTACCCAAATGAGAATCCTACACCCTACATACACCCTAACTTTGATGAAATCCCTATGGAATGGACAGATTATGATGATTAATTTAATATTAACTGGAAAACAGTAGATTTTTTTAGAGTAGGACCTACAGCAGCAATATAATTAATGGAGTTAACATACAACCCATAAAAGAATGAATATATAGCATATACAGGCTCTAACATCACACACTAAGAATATTATAACAAAGCACTATAATGTTATGCACTAGAATATGCGGATGGGTTAAAAACAGGCCATCTAAAAAGAGTTTTTTAATTTGTAGTAGCAGCCCTTGGCCTTAGAGATCTATCACCAGCTACTATAGAAACCATAAGAACAAATGTAAGAGCGGCTCATAAGGCACATTTAGATGCTATAACAGAAGAGAGAAGATACGTAACACGTATGTCTAGTCCATAAGACGTAGTATATAATTAAGCAGAATTAGATACAGTTGAATGTGCGACTTTTATGTATGTAGTAGCAGCCAAGACACTTATCCCTTTCCTATTTGTTATAACACTTGTAATGGGATCATTAGTGGCAGATTTAATTGCAACTCCATACTTAAATAATTTATTGCTTCAATGTAATGCTAGTTTTGAATTTTTCTTAATTAAACCAGAATATGGAATTGAATTGTCATCAAGAGTAAATAGAAGTGCCAGCTATTAGCAATAATTAAATAAAGAGCTAATCATGTGCGGAAGACAAGCCGACTAATAATATTATAATTATTATGTGTATATCTATATTTGTTTATAATTAATACCTTTATTAGCTATGGTACTATTGGCCATAGTAAAAAAAATACATGAATTTTTGTATATAAATTAATAAGTAATAAGATATAAAATAGCTTGTTTTTTCGCATTTGACTATGAATCATATTCAGTATTAGCTGATCCCCGTTTACAAGCCATAATGGAGAATGACTATGAAGAAGACTTACTAGTATTTGGCAGAGCTTAAGGCATTCAATTTAAATCAAAGAAATTGAGTGAGGTACTTACTGCAATTAAAACCATGAATCCACGATTATGTGTGTTAAAGAAGGAAAGGATAACAATAACAGAAGAAGAAGAAATGATTAAGGTCAGATAGAATACATCAAGATTTACAGGTAGTGGTATAGTATGGGAAACCCTCTACAGTATATCAGCTTTAGTCCCAAGAGTAATGGTAAGTAATTATGTAAATGCTTTATGGGCTTTCTTGGTAAGATAAGTAGGACATAATCACGCTCCTGATAAAAGGGTTTTAAGGAAATATAAGAAGTTTGTGAGAAATATTATGATTCCTGAATATATCGCTCATATGGATAAATTCTCAAAAAAGATTAAATTTGCAGATATTGTAGCTAAGCATTCAGAATCAAAAAGAAACTCTTATTTAAAAGCTTTCAATTAATGTAATATAACAGGACAAATACCAATGGAATTAGAAATTATGTAAAAGACTAATGAATTGGCTTATAATGATGATTTAAAACCTAGAAATTTATTTAATCCATCATGGGAATTGAAAGCAATGGGATCATATATAAACTAATGGATGGTGGATTATTGCAGAGAATATGTACCAGGATTTATGGTGGGCTATAACACTGAATAACTGTAAAAGTATTTCACAGAATCATACCAAGCGATAGAAAACCCTGTCATAGTAACATGGGATGGTTCTAACCATGACGCTCATTAATTCGCAGAATTGTTAGAAACTGTTGATAATGAAATGATAGACTAAATGTTTGAATAAGCTTGGTTTGACTGTGTAGATATTAACCATTGGAATATGATGTTAAAAGAAAACCTCAAATAAGCTTTAAAAAAAGTGGACTTACCAGCCCATATGTGGTATAAGAATAAGAATGGAAAGAGGATGAAGTTAATTACAGTCATCATGAAAGGAACAGTGTTCTCCGGTCACCCTACTCGAACTACCCTTTTTAACACTTTACGAGTTATGTCTTATGCTAGATTTGTAGCACATTTAGCTAATATTGACAAGAAACATTTTAGAATGCACGTAGCAGGTGATGATTTGTGTGTGATATTGAACAAAAAATATTTAAAAAAATTTTAATAGGCATATGAATAAGTATACATTTATGAGTAAATGTTACATAAGTCAAAAGGACGCCCAATATCTCATGGATTAGGTTAAGTAGGAAAAGCATTTGGAATAGAAAAGAATAAAATAGATTTCTTATCAAAATGTATGTATGTAAATGAGGCTCGTAGATAAATTATTTGTAATCGTAAACCAACAAGGGTTTTGCTTTCTGGAAATTGTACTAATAAAGTCAAGACACGATCAAACCCAACAGGTAAATTGACTTTAGGAGAATATAATTGGGCTATCTCTACAAGTATTGAATCATATGGATTTTGCTTTCCAGTCATTACAGCATATTTAAATTATAGAAAAAGAATTCTCACACACAGTCTCCCAACACGTTTAACAGACTTGAGAAATGCCGGAGATGAGTTCCATTATTTAAAATATCATAAAAATGCATATGATGCATCAGATGACCTGATGTTTTTAAAAATATGAAATGGGCC